GTACATAATCGAGGGAAGCCCGGCTTTCGCCAACTAACGCTCCAACCTAACCCCTCAATCGGTTGTAGCGCGCCCAACAGTGGTGGAAACAGTCATGCCAAGCAGCGTTGTGCTGGATCAGCACAGCACGCAACACTAACTCAGTGCATGAAGTTCCCAACACTGTCCACGACTGGCATAATATTCTCCTGTGCCCAGCCAACTGCTTTTGTAACTGCCTGACTGACAGTCTTAACCGTCTTTAATGCTGGTGAAATGAGACTAATGGCTCCAGATATAACGGCCATTAGCCCACCCAAGAAGTTCATGCTTGGTGGGTAACTATGAGGTGCGGTCTTTGAAAAAGCGAAAAACGTTTGTGTTGCTGTTTCATCAGATGCGGGTGTTGGACGCATCATAACAGCTAGTGGATTATCATCGGTGACACTAGTCACCCCCTCATAGTAGCGGCACATCTTAAGAAGTGGTTGCGCGGCATAAGAAATACCGCGCACCGCAATTACATAAGTGGCCATGTTTAAGTCAATGACATCAGGTTCACCTCCTGATGCCGTTAATGCGGTTTGTTCGGAATCGCCCTTGAAGAGAGCTTTGATTGGTGCTAAATTAATCCAATCCTTAAGGCTAAACACCGGCTGTGCGATGTGTCTTACCATGTAGATTCCGTTTTGGTCTTTCATCAGGCCCGCGCAAAACTTCGGGTCTACTTGCACTAATGACCTGGTATTGATATTTGGGGCTGACCATGCTGTCGCTCTAAGCAGAGTGCCCCCAGTAGGATCAGTCGCGGTAACTTGTGCGTACCCAGTGATGACAAGGGTAGTGTTCCATTCAAAATCGAAAGTGTTACCCGTGTTATTCATGAAGAATAGCGCTTTTGGTGCACCTGTCGCAGGTTTGTATACCCCGACATTCAACGGGATGTTGGTTCCATAATTAATGGTGCCGTGTGACCAAGACGCTCCGCTATCCAACTTGGAATAGTACGTTCCGGTGTATGGCGCTGCAACAGTTGGGGTCATTTGGTAATTCCCACCGGTGGTTGTGGCTTGTGCTAACAAAATAGTAGCAAAGGATGATACCATGTCGCCATTAGCACCCTGCATTTGAAAATGCGTCGGCACGGGGTACGTGTCTGGTGCACCGAAATCAAAAGTAACCGTGAACGCAACTCTCTGCGTCAACGTGGACAGTGTGACGTTGTCATTTGGGAATTGTGCGCTGACTATAGTCCCCTGGTCCCACAGTGTCGGCGTGTTATGCATAAGGACAATACCATCTCCGATCATCCGTCCTTGAGAAAATATAGTGCTTTGCCCAGATGCAGCATTATAACCCAGATTAGCAGCGGTGTAGACCACATTACTAAAATAGAACTCTCCGTCAACATTAGCCCATTTGGGGTACACAATGCCTTCAGCATCATTATATGCTCGCCATATTTCGGCTTGTTGCGCATCGGTCGGTTCTTGATTCGTTCGCGATGCAATCAATATTGCGCAAATTCTGAAGCACGGGGGTGATACCAGCCACAGGCCCCAATTCTGGGTCGAATTCGAACTGCTCGACTCCGCACTCCAAGGAGGTATGATGGTCTCCACTCCTCTGAACGGCCAGAGGCCGCTCAGCGCGACTGCGCCGTCCGTCGGTCGACCGTCGCCTGCTAGTGGTTTCTCCTCGGCGCCACATGGATTGAGTGCTATCATAAGGAACGCTTCTCCATCCGGGCTTATCGCTTCTGGTTCCGTGGCGTATTTTATGACATCCCGAGCAATCGCAGCGCTCGCTCCATGAAACCCAAGCGTTCTCTGCCCACCAAAATTCCTGATTTTCTGTTGGCGCATGGCAGCGGCCTGCTTCCTGCTCGCTCTGGTTTCCACTCGATTCTCCACGTTCTCCACGATCTTCTCTACTTCCTTCGCAGCAGCGTTGTGGCGTACTGGAGTACGTTTTGCGCTCCGGGTCGTTTTCTTGGAATTCGGCATGGTGATTTAAATATGTATAAACTGGTGGTATTTCAATGGGTGCGGTGTCTAGTGCCCTTTTATAATCCAAAGCTCTTTTAACAAGCCTAGCGTACTCTACTTCTTTACGTACAATATTGTAATCCGACTCGTTAGGTGGTCCTCTACGCTCTACGCGCGCCTTGTGGCAAGCAAATTGTGACAGGTAAAATTCAAATAATGGCGAACCAGGGGTCTCCTTCAAAATGCTACTATACTGTTGTAGCGTCGTGTGTTTTGATATCCACGGATCGCGCACTATGTCGCAAAGATCAACTATATATTGTGTGGGCGGTCTAACTGGTAATCGATCCACTGCTCTAACGCGTTCTCCTTCCTCTTCCAAAGCTTTAGTTTTACAACAACAAAACATTTGTCTGTATTTTCTTGAGCACACCCCGGAAGGGTATTAGAATATAAGGTTTGAGCAAATGACACTGTCATACTCCATCTGTTGCCCGTAAGTCACTCGCGGGTTCAACGATATTTTAAGTCCTCTCTCGATAGCAATCTGCTCCTCTGGTGCGATCCCCCAAGCTTCGTAGTAGGACATTCGGGTCTCATCATCAATAACCGCGTCCTCGCCGCTGGCCCAGTACCTTTGCCGCGTGTAACTAATGTACCTCTTCCTGGTAATATCCATCATCTTGCCGTGTGGCGCCGCGCGAACGAGCGCTTTACCCAATGCGTAACCAATAGGCAAACCATAGTTTATTGCCTGCTCACCCTTTCCAAGCGAAAACAGGTAGTCCTTTCT